TCAAATTTAATTTCCTCCGCACAGTATGGGCATTTTTTAAAATCTTGTGAAAACTGAGTGTCTGTTGTTTTTACTGCCATGTTTTTACCCAACGCCCCACATTGAGGGCACTTATATTTATCGCGTGCCCAGCCCCAGAAAATTAATCCTGGCAATAAGTAAAATAAAACACCGACCAAAATTATAAATTGAGGCAAGTTATAATATGATAGCCATCTTTTCATTTCTCCTGCAAATCCACACGCCAGACATTTTCTTTTTTCTATTTAATTTAGAGCCATAGTTTACCTTACCTGTCGACAGTCACCTCTCAATTTCTCTCCCGAACCAAATGACCTTGCCGTTGATATGAATCTGCTCGATCTGAGCCTCCATGACTTTGTACTTCGGATTATCGCTTATGATCTGTACCTTTTTGTTGGGGTATTCCGGCTGAAGCCTCTTAATCATGATGGTGTCGTCCACGGCAACAGCATAGATCCCGCCATGGGGATCCAAATAATCGCGGCTATGGTCGACAAGGACCAAATCGCCGGACTGTAGCGTGGGCTCCATACTGTCCCCGCTTACCTTTATTAGTGCCATATTTTTCGGGTCGCCCCTTTTCATGATCCATGCCCGCCTGAAGGCGATCCGCATTTCGATATGGTTCTCAGGAACCAAGCCACCACCGGCGCTGATCTTCCCACTCACCTGGGGAACGTAAACGAATTCCCCTTTGGGGTCATTTTCATCGCTGATTCGCTCCTTATCAAACTTCTCGCCCTCACCCGTTAATATCCACTCTTCCCTTACGCCGAATTCCTTGCAAATCGCCGTTCGCATAGAAGATGATAAATCAAGTTCTTCATTCTCTATTTTTGAAATAGTACTCTTATCGCGATAAATATTTTGGGCAAACTCAGTCTGAGTTAGACCTAAATCTTTTCTTAACTCCTTGATTCTTTTACCTATTGACATATAAAGTCCAATAATTATACCCATTATGATTAATCAATTATTTATCTTGACATAAGTTGATTAATCAATTATTAACCATCAAGACACCTTGATAATCACGGCAAATAAAAAAGCACGAATACTACCATGCTTGAACCGCACCAAATAAGAGCAAGACTCTTGGAGCAGGGCATTCTGGTCAACGACGTTGCCCGGACAATGAAGGTAAGACCCGTCACAGTCAGCTCCGTCATCACTAAGAAAGGCAAATCCAAACGCATTCAAGAATATATAGCCCGAAAGATAGGCGAATCGTTCGAATCTGTATGGGGTAACTGAATCGGTTTTGACCATATCAAAAATTGAGGGGAATGCAATGTCAAAATTTAAGAAGAAAAATGACAACGGGCAGTTAAACCTTTTCGAACTGCTCAAGCCCGAAACCCCGCCCCCGCCCGGCAGCATGGATATCAGCATGCGCCTCAGGCACGCCGTCTCCAACGCCATCAAAAAATCAGGGAAAGACCGGATCGACATCTGCGCGGAGATCTACAAGCTCTCAGGAAAAGAGGTCCCGAAAAGCACGCTCGACGGCTGGTCAGCGGAAAGCCGCGACCTGTCAAATGACAGCATCGATTTTAACGGGAACAAGCGATGGGGGATTTCCGGCGACGTCATCCCTGCCTTTTGCGCAGTGACAGGCGACATGGAGGTCCTTTTCATCTTGGTGGAGTCCTGCAACTACAAAGCCCTGAAGGGCAAGGATGTGGTCAGGGCAAGGATGGGCTTACTGAGAGAGGAGATAGCAAAAAATACGCTGGAACTGAAAGTCTTGGAAAAGAAGTTGATCGAAGCTGAATAGGACGGAGGTGAAGTGCATGGTTGCTAAGAGTTGTAGGAAGATCGACGTACTGACGAACACGGACGCGATTCTGGCTGTCATCCAGGATTCACGAGAGCCTATGACCATCACGGACATTGCCAGAGTGACGGGCCTTTCCGTCGATACTGTGTTTCGGCAGATCGGGACGATGGCTGATCTCCGATGGGTTGAAAAGATCGGCGACGGCTATGTCCTGGGCATGAGACTTGCCGTTTTATGGGCCAAAAAAAAGAGCCTTGCTGAGACAAAGTTGGAGAAAGCGCAAGCGGAACTGGAAGAACTAACGGGAGGTCAAAATGGGTAAGAGCTACGCGGATAAGGTGCATAAGAATTACTCAGAAGCAGCAGATTCGATGGCGGCCCAACGGCGAAATGTGGAAAAGGCTGCAGAACTGGCGCAGCAAGACAAGGAAAAAGCCATTGCCAACATCTTTGAGATGGCAGGAAAGATTAAGGCCACGAACTTTAATAAATCGCAGGCCGCATTTTTCAGCCTCTTGATGCTTAAGAAAGTGAAGGACGCAAAAGAATATCGAACGTCGATGGGCATGTCATGGGAACAATTTTGCGAGCACGTCGGGGTGAGCAGGCGGTGGGTCGATGAACAGTTAGTTGATTTGAGGCCATTTAAAGCAGAATTTCTGGAGGATTTCCTCCGGTTTTCTGAAGTGCCATTAAATAAAATTAAATACTTAGGTGAATCAATTGCGGAGGGAACCTCCGGAATTCAGGACAACGCCATTATCTATAACGGTGAAACCATCCCCCTGGATCCCGAGCACAAAGACGAGATCCAGGCCCTTCTGGAAAAACTCGAAGAATCCAGCAAACAGCAGCTTGAAGAAAAGGACGCCGCGATCCGGGCCAAGAACCGCCTCCTGAAATCCAAGGAAGACCTGGTCAATAAGATGGAGCGGGAAATCAAACGCCTCGAAAAGACCGTCGATCTGGAGCCCCTCTCGGAAGAGGAACAGGAGGCCGTCGAAATCCGCCGAAAGATCCAGACGGATTTCACGGAGGGTATCTTCACCATCAAAAAGAAAATCCCCTACGACAAGGCCCCGACGGTCGCCCTCCGGCAGCTCTACTTTTTATACATCTACATTTCGAAGGTCTGCATGGACGAACGGCTCGCGCTCTTCGATGTGTGGAAGGACGCCGAAGAGGTGCCCTGGGAAATCACGGAGGAGGAACTGCCGTCGCCTGACGTCCTCATCGAAAATATGCCTCTCGGAGGGAAGAAAATCGCCGACAGCTACCGGAAGAAGATGAACGAGAGAAAAGGCGGAAAGGGCAAATAGAAAATGGCGGTCTCCGAGACGATCCTCAACCACATCCACGAGAGCTTGCGCGACCGTTCAAACGGCGAAGTCTCGAATAAAGCAAAGGAGCTTGCGGAGCATTATGGGGTCTCGGTCCAAACGGTATTCCGGTGGGCGGCCATGAAGGGGCTCAGGTGGCGAAAAGAGAAGTCCACCAAGGGGACATCATCCGTATCCAGAGACGCCGCCGTCAAGGCCGGGGCGCTCCTCATGATAGCGAAGAGGTCGTCGAAGGACATCCCGCTTCCGGCCTGCGACGCGAAGGAGATCCTCGACGAGTCGGGGCTCGACACAGGCGGGGTTACCGCGTCCTGGTTCCGCGCCCGGATGAGAAAGGAAAGGGTCTCCGCGAAAGACATCCTCCGGCCCGCGCCTCACCAGCGGTTATTAAGCGATCATCCGAACCACGTCTGGCAGTTCGATGTGACGAACTGTATCCAGTACTTCCTCGATGAAAAGAAGGGCATGGGGGAGCGGGACGCCGACATGGAGCTCTACAAAAACAAGATCGTGAAGACAGCCAAGCAGATCCGGAAGGAACTCCTGAGATACGCCGTCGTCGATCACTGCACCGGGGTGTTCTACTTCCGCTATTTCTACGCCTCCGGCGAGCGCGCTATCGACGGCTCGCAGTTTCTCTTCGAGGCCATGCGGCCGAAGGACGAACTCATCGAGCGTATCTGGAACGGCGCCTCAGCGCCCAAGGTCGGAAAATACCGGTTTCAAGGGGTGCCCTTTGTCCTCGTGGCCGACAGGGGTTCCATCGCTGCGGCCAAGGCCAATCAGAACCTCTTCGACGCGCTCCGGATCAAGCTTGAACCCCACCTTCCGGGAAACCCTCGGGCAAAGGGTGCTATCGAGGGCCTGATGAAAATCATCAACCGCTTCGAAGGCCGTCTGAAGCTCGACCGTCCCTCCGACCTGGACGATCTGAACCGCCGGGCGCTCGACTGGTGCATCGGGTTTAACGGGACCAAAGACATGCGCGGAGTTGCCCCGCGGTCCATCCTCTGGAGCAAGATCACCGAGACCGAGCTTCGCCTCTGCCCGGATGAGACCCTTTACCGATTGCTCATCCGCGAGCCGGAGATCGAAAGGACTGCGGACGGAAGCCGGATCATCAAGGTCGATAACCGGTTTTACAGGATCGAGGACCCGAACGCCGCCTACCAGAAAGTCAAGGTCGTCCGCCATCCCTACGAGTATCCGAATATCGAAGTCCATTTTAACGGCTTCGTCTGGCTCTGCCAGCCGATTCCCCAGGATGAATTCGGCAGGCTCACCATCGGCACGCACTACGGGGAATACAAGGACATCAAGCATACGGAGGCCCAGAAGGCGAAGACGGAAATGGAAAAGGTCGCCGCAGGATGGGGGATCAAATTCAAGGGCGCGGGCGAAAAGCGAATCGCCGAGGCTGCGCCCGTCGGGCACGCCTCGCCGCTCCAGGTCTTCGGTCACCAGGCGGACAAGGTCGGGAACGTCGAATTCATGAACAAGAAGGGCACGCCCCTCGATGTCAAGGAGCCGGAGCTCCCCGCAAACAGACCGCTGCGGATGGACGCAGCCGAGGTATCTCGCGGCATTTCGTCGAGGAGGATCTCTGTCGTCGAGTTTCTCAAAAAACTCAAAGACGAGATTGGTGTTGTCAGCCCTGCCCTTAACCAGGCGATCCGGGAGCGATACGGTTCAGGCATTGAAATTAAAGAAGCGGAGGAGGTGATCGGAAAGATCCAGGACGGCACGTGGCTTAACGAAAACGAAGCGATTCATTCAACAGGATAGCGGAGGTGGAAAGTGGGAAGACCAAAAGTAGCGGTAAAGGCAATCACACCCTATCAGATGTCATTTGAACCCATTGTTCTGAAAGGGTTGGTTATCGATTGCGGAATAAGTCAGTCCAGGATCGGCCAGGAGACGGGGCTGTCGCGAACCTCGATCAACCTGGCGCTTAATCGCGGGTACATACCCAAGATCCATCCGACATTCAAACCCGCCGTAGAAGAGATGCTCGAGAAGGATCAACGGGCCATGCAATGGCTCATCGAACGGGGCTTGAAAGCGTCCGATATCTGGATGCCCCTCGGCAAAGACATGCGAAACGCGGTGCCGTCGGGAAGCTCTTTAAAATCATTATCGGCCAAACGGAGGAAGGCAATAGTACCCGGCAATCCCGATCTACTTACAATTTCATGGGAGGTGGAAATGATCAGTCAGGAAGCGATGAAGCATTTCAAGATATTCAGGAACCCCTTTATCGACGACATACAAAAGGACTCGGACATTTACATGAGCGAGGATCACCGCTACATCGAGGCGGCCATGATCGACGCGGCGAAGCACGGCGGATTCCTGGCCGTGATCGGCGAAGTCGGCTCCGGGAAAAGCGTCATGAGGAGGAAGGTTGTCGAGCAGCTCCGGAAAGACGGCGATGTGATCGTCATTTACCCGCAGATGATCGACAAGACCAGGGTGAACGCCGCGAGCATCTGCGACGCCATCATTATGGACCTCTCTGAGCAGAAGCCGAAAATAAAGCTGGAGCAGAAAACCCGCCAGGTCCACCAGCTCCTCCTGGAGCGGGCGAAGCAGGGCTTCCGGGCCGTCCTCATCATCGAGGAGGCCCACGACCTTCACACGAGCACCCTGAAGTACCTGAAGCGGTTTTACGAGCTCGAAGACGGCTATCGCAAGCTCCTGGGCATCATCCTGATCGGCCAGGTGGAATTGAAGCACCTCTTCAACGAGACCACCCATATCGAGATGCGGGAGGTCATCCGGCGGATCCAGGTGGCGGAGATCCGGGGGCTGAACGGGAACATCAAGCAGTACCTGGCCATGAAGTTCAAGCGGATCGGCGCGAAAGTCGAGGACCTCTTTACTGACGGTGCGCTCGACGCCCTGGCTAAGCGGCTCACGACGCGGGACCGGCAGAATAAGACGATCTCCCACGCCTACCCGCTCATCGTCAATAACTACACCGCCAAGGCGATGAACGAGGCCTACGAGATCGGAGAGAAGAAGGTCACCGAAGACGTCATCATGAAGATATAGCGAGATCGTGAGAGGAGGTGGAAAGATGGCAATCAAGCAGACGGCGTTATGCGACAGATGCGGAGAGCTGATCGTCGGAGACGGCTACAGCGCCGCCTTTTACGTCGGCAGCCAGGGAGCGACGATCAAGGTGAAGGCGGAGATCGCACTCCACGAAGTGGGAAATAAACATTTTTGCGGGAAGACCTGCCTGGTGAAAGAGATCGGGGACACGATCGACGGTCTTTCGAATGCAAGACAGAAGGAGGAAAAGAGATATGGCATCATTGGGCGAAATCGAAAGACTGACCAAGGGCTTTGCCGAAGGACGTAATGAACTCTCGGCCCGCGTCCGCGCCCTGGAGGAGGAGATCCAGGCGGTCAAGAAACGGCATATTTCGGGCATCAAGAGAATCGTCGCCGTGGTGATGGAAAGGCAGCATACCCTCAAGGCGGCACTGGAAGAGAGCCGCGACCTTTTTCTTAGGCCGAAGACCAAGATCCTGCACGGGATCAAGATCGGTTTCCAGAAGGCGAAAGGGAAAATCTCCTGGACCGACGACGAGCAGGTGGTGAAGCTCATCAAGAAACATTTTCCGGAGCAGCAGGACATTCTGATCAAGACGGTGGAGAAACCCGTCAAGGACGCCCTGCAGCAGCTCACCGCCGCGGACCTGAAACGGCTCGGCGTTACCGTTGAGGAGACGGGCGATCAGACCCTCATCAAGAGCACCGACTCGGAGATAGACAAGTTCGTGGACGCCCTTCTGAAGGACGACGAGGAAAGGATGCCGAGGGAGGCTGCGTAGCCTTGGATCAACTGGCCTTTAATTTCGAACTGACGAGCGAGGAGCGGCATGTCCTCGGCCTGCTGAAGAAAGGTCGGGCCAATGCCGTCTCCGTCAGGGACCTGGCCGTCAAAACGGGATTGGGCGGCGTCGCCGTGAGGCAGATCGTGCGCTGTCTCATCATGGAGCGGGGGATTCTGATCGCATCGTCGGTCGGGGATCCTCCCGGTTATTTCATCGCGGAGACGGCCGACGAGATCTTATCTGCCACGAAGAGTCTCCGCCATCGCGGGATTATGATCCTCATGCGGGCCGCGAGGCTCCAGAAAGCATCGGTCGAGCTTGTCTTCAACCAGGCCCGACTTGAACTGGAAGAAACGAAACGAGGAAAGGAAGAGCAATGAGATTAATAAAACCCCATTTTGAGATCATTACGGATATTGACGACGCGTTTATTCTTATGAGAATCGAAGAGGCCGGGCGCACCTGTTATAAATCGGAAAACAGAATATGCCCCAGATCTGCAGAGGGATTTGTTGACCGCATCATAAGAAGCGGCCATGAATCTGTGATCGAACACGAAAGCCTATCTGTACGTTTCATCTGTGATCGCGGGGTCACTCATGAATTGGTCCGCCATCGCCTCGCCGCATTCAGCCAGGAATCTACAAGGTATTGCAATTATAAAGGCGGGGTGACTTTCATCATCCCGCCCTGGGTCAACATTGAACCAGGAGAATATACATGCACAAACGCCACCATAGAAGACGGAACCTACGGAGATCGCCTTTGGTTTAAGGCAATGCTGGATGCCGAGGAAGCTTATCAGAATCTTCTTCAACAGGGCTGGTCTCCTCAGAAAGCCAGGTCCGTTCTTCCCAACTCACTCAAGACTGAAATCGTCATGACGGCAAACCTCCGGGAATGGCGGCATGTATTGAGACTCCGCACATCGCAAGCGGCGCATCCTCAGATGAGAGAGTTAATGGTCCCGCTCTGCTACGATTTTAATCGCAGGCTACCCGTGATATTTGAAGACATTGCAATTGAGGCGGCTTGATGAAATTTAAATGCCCCTACTGCCGGAGAGAGTGCAATTTCCAGGACGTCCAGGCGGACAGCGACATGGCGGCGGTCTTTCAGATGATCCCCGGCTTCGGGCGGCACTTTACTCTCGTCTGGGCCTACGTCCAGCTTTTCAGCACCACGCTGCTCCGGATGAAATCGAAGAAGCTCCGGATCCTGGTGGGCGAGATGCGGGACCTCTTCCAGGAAGAACGTTTCGCCTATCAGAAAAAGCTCTACCGGATCTCAAACGAGGGCACGGCGAAGGCCCTGGACATCGTCGTCCACCGGAATTTCGAAACGCCTTTGACGAATCACAATTACCTGAAGACCGTCATGATCTCCATCGCGGAGGAGGAAGCGAGGATGGCAAGCGCTCAGGCGGAGCGGGATCTGAGGCGGAAGGAAGGGCGGCTCGCGTCGGGGCAGCGGGATCATGAGGCCGCGGAGACAAACCTCAAACAGGTCAGGGCGGCCATCGAGGCGATCAAATGAAGCCGATTGAAAAGATCCAGGTCAAGCTGATTCACATCGCTAAAGCCCAGATCGGCATGGATGAAGACGATTATCGCCTGATGCTCAGTGGGCGCTACGGGAAGAAATCCTCGAAGGACCTCGCCTACGGGCAGGCCCACGACCTGATCGAATTTTTCAAGACTCTCGGCTTCAAGCTCGAACCGAAAAAACGGGAACGAACGGCGAAGCGGCCAGCCCCCGGCAGGCTTCCCGGTAACGTCGTCGTCCTTGCCAGCCGCAGGCAGATCAACTTGATTGAGATCCTCAAAGAGCGCGTCGCCTGGCGCTATTCAGACGGCTACGAGCGATGGCTTTCAAAATTCCTCAAGGCGTCCCCCGTCCGCACGGCGAGCGAGGCGAGAAAGGTCATAGAGGGATTGAAGGGATTGATAGAAAACCAATACACAAACAAGGGCGGCATTTTCAATAATCAAAAAGCGAGGAGGTTCTGAAATGGTCGTCGTTGCATTCATCATCGGTTTTGGAGCGGGCGCCGCCGTCGCGGCCTTTGTCATCGTCATGCTCCTTGCGGCCCACGAGGCGGAGATGCTCATCGAAAAAAAGAAGGAAGAGGCGACAAACGAGAAAAGAGTGGCCGAACTCAAACGCGCAACCAGTCTGAAACGGGCAAAAATATGGAAAAGTGGCTAAGCGAGATTGCGATGGAGATCTCCGCCGAATGTCTCCCCGAGTCTTACCAGGCGCTGGCGGAGATCATAGGCGTCGAGAACACGCTCAAGATCGCCCGCTCATTGGGAGGGCTCGTCTATTACTATCCGAAGCTCGACAACCTCCTGCAGAAAAAACGCGACGACCGGATCCGGCGCGAATTCACCGGCTGCAACCACAAGGAGCTTGCGATAAAGTACGGGCTCACCGAGCGCTGGATCCGCGAGATCGTCCAGATCAAACCCTCCCACGATCAGACCAACCTCTTTTGAAGTAAAACTGTGAAGCGCTTCACAAGACTTTTCTAAATCTCATCCGGTAAAACATCCCCTACACCATCACCTCCTGTTGATAGGCCATCGGCTGCGGCAGAAAAACAAGGCTGCCGCGGCCGATGGCCGAAAGGAAACAATATGGAAGACGTACTCATCGCAATCATGCGGAAGGTTTTATTCATGGTGATTCTTTATGGGGGCTACGTGCTCTTCGACAAGCTGGAGCTGCGTGGCTTCGTAACCAGGGAGGTTCTCAAAGGCGATGCGAAAGCTGTTGCCCTTATTCTCGGTCTTCTTTCTATTGCTATTGCCCTTGCTTGACGCCCATGCGTGGAGTGCGAAGTACGATCTTTATTTCAAGCGATGGGGGCAGGTCTATTTCCCGTTCGAGAACTGGAAGCGCTGGAAGGCCCAGGGGATCGCAGAGAGCAATCTGAATTCTCTTGCCCGTTCCAGGTGCGGCGCTCTCGGAGTGATGCAGTTGATGCCCGCAACGGCAAAGGAGCTTGGTGTAAACCCTTATGATCCAGAGTCGAACATCAGGGGCGGGATAAAATACGACGCAAAACTCTACAAGATTTGGGCGAAGATCCCCATCAAGACGGAACGCTTCAACTTCACCTACGCCTCGTACAATGCCGGACCCGGCTGGATCATAAAGGCTTCCAAAATGGCTCAGAGTATCGAATGGAGCGCCGCAGCCGAAAAGCTTCCGCTTATTACCGGAAAACACGCCGCCGAGACGACGGGCTACGTAAAGAAAATAAACAGCATTTACAGGCAGATTCAATCGGGAGCGTAAATGCTTATGAAAGCGAAAATAATCATCGGTGCGGCAGCTCTGGTTCTGATCATCGTCCTCTGTGGCACCGCATATTACTACAAAACAGAGTACGCCATGGCAAAAAAAGAGCTCGCGATCTCTCAGGAGGCGAACGAGAAAAACAAAGAGACGATCGACGCTCTCAAAAAGGAAGTAAAAAATACTTTGGCCAGCGCGGATAAGAGGTTGCAGGCGAAGGACGAACTGGTGAGGCGCCTCCAGGAGATAGACAGCTTGACGGGGGAAATTGATGAAAAGAAGGGTTCTGCTATTGGTGCTGATCCTCTGCTTGACCGCCTTAATGGCATGTTCCCATCAGGTGGTAAGGACGGAGTACGTTAAACAACAGATCCCTGCCGTTCCTGCTGAACCGAATTATTACCCGGTGAAATGGGGCAAGGGAGCGGACGGGACGTATTTCGTGGATCAGATGAGCGCGAAGAATCTTCTCAAGAACATGGAGTTGATGAAAGGCTACCAGAAGGATTTGAAGACTATCCTCCTGGACCTCAAAGAGGCGAAGTAAATGGACGAGTGCGACATGGCCGCCGAGCGGGAAGAACATTACCGGGACGTGGCCATCCGTCAGGCGCGTACGGCGAGTTCCGAAGAGGAGCCCCTGTACGACAGCGAAGGCAAGCGGATCTGCGTGGAGTGCGAAAAAAGGATCCCCCAAAAGCGCCTGAAGGCAAATCCCCGGGCGGTACGATGCGTCGAGTGCCAGGCGAGGAAGGAGCGGGACCATGCCGGATTGGGCTGAGATCATCAAGGCGCTCTGTTTCTGGGGACCGGGGGCCGTAATCGCGGGCCTCATGATCCTCGCCCTCTACAAGCTCGCGAAGAACATCGGTCTCGAATTCGTAAGCGCGCAACGCAGCCAGGCCGAGGCCCTCGGCAAACAGGCGCAGAGCATGGAGGGTCTTCGCGAGTCCATTCAGGGGTACATCGTGAGGGAGAGCAAGGAGCACCGGGAGATCGTCATCCTGCAGAAAGTCATCCTGGACAGAATCGAAAACTTAGAGGGCATGCGAAATGGATCTCAAGAAAGAACGATATCGGCGCATCAGAGGCGCGATGCTGAAGCTGCTCGCCTGCGAGCATCCGGGACCGATTGACGAAAAGAACCTGCATTACCTCCTGGAGGACTTGAGGTACGTCATCACCGAGGAAGAGTGCGAAAGCCACGTGGCCTATCTCGAGGGGAAGGGCTTCGTGAAACGGGACCACAGGAAGACGGGATCCATCGAGCTCAACATGTTCACCATCACCCCGACAGGACTCGATGTCCTGGACGGCTTTATCGCCGACGTCGGGGTCGACGTGAAGTTCTGAGGCGTATGCAATGGCAGGGAAAAGCTACCTCGCGGAAAACAGGGAACTCACTTATCGCACATGGCGCGAATGCGGGCAGAACATCGAGCTTACGCTCAGGACCCTGAAAGAAAAGCACGGCCTTCCGATCACCAAGCCGACGATCTACGGCTGGATCGAGAAATACAACTGGAAGGACCGGGCGGCCAGGGCCGAGACGGAGGAACGCAAGGCGAACGATGTCGTGGTGAGCGATGAGGCCCGGATGGTCCTCGATCTCGAAAAGCAGAAGGGAAAGTACGAGCGCTATTTCGACTCCCTGGGAGAAACGGCGACCGACACCCAGGCCATGTACGCTTATACGAATCTCGTGAAGACGATCATCGACGTCAAGACCCGGATCGGCGCGTACAAGGCGAGCCTCTTTCTGGAGTTTCTTCGGGACATGATCGATTGGCTCTCAAAACACGATCCGGAGGCCGTCCCGATCCTGGAGAGGAACTTCGACGACTTCATCGCATTTGCCAGGGAAAAATACCGAGGCGGATGATGTTCGGCAAAGACGCCCGTAAAAAGCCCCAGGGCGTTTTGGGGGTACTTCCCATCAAGGTTTTAATTGACACTGTTTATAAACATGTCAACGGCGGCCACAGAGGCATTTCCAGAAGGTAGCTGAGGTATTTTATGGCGCTCGGCGCAAAAGAAAAGAAATTCGACCGGGAAATCGAGGCCCTGAGAGCCCTGATCCAGTCCAAGGCGAAGCCCTTTCAGGAGGACAAGAAAGCCCGGCGGGAAAGGATCAAAAAATCCTCCCGGGACCTCGAGTATTTCGGGCGGACGTATTTTCCGCATTACATCGAGGCGCCCTCTTCGAGGCTCCATAAGTACATCTGCACCCGCTACCCGGCGATGATCTTCCAGGCCGTGGAGACTGGACAGGGAGACCGGGAAGCCGACGCCGCTCCTCGAGGCAACGCGAAAAGCACCTGGACAACGCTCATCCTCCCGATCTGGAGCGCCGCCTACAAGTACCGGCTCTTTCCCCTCATCGTATCGGAGACGGCCTCGCAGTCCGAAGACTTCATCCAGTTCATCAAGGCGGAGCTCGAGACGAACGAGAGGCTCAAGCAGGACTTCCCGGACATCTGCGGCGAGGGGTCCATCTGGCGAGCGAACACCATCATTACGCGAAACGGCGTCAAGATCAGAGGTGTCGGCGCGGGACAGAAGCTTCGCGGCATGCGCCACGGAAGCCACCGACCCGACCTCGTCATCGGCGACGACCTCGAGAACGACGAGCAGGTGGAGTCGCCCGACCAGAGGAAGAAGCTCGAGAAGTGGTTCTTCAAGGCCCTCATGAAGATCGGGCAGCCCGACACGGTCTACATCGTCGTCGGGACCATCCTCCATTACGACAGCCTGCTTGCGAACCTCCTCAAGAAGCCCGGTTGGAAGGGGCAAAAATTCAAAGCCGTTTTGAAATGGTCGAAGTCCAGGCTCTGGGAAAAGTGGGAAGAGATCTTTGCGGACATCACTATCGGGAAGGAAGAGGCGGAAGCGGAAGCCGACGCATTCTATGTCCGGCACCAGGCGGAGATGCTCGAAGGGACGGAGGTCCTCTGGCCGGAGCGCGAAGATTACTATTACCTCATGAAGATGCGGACCTCGGAAGGTCCGGCGTACTTCGACTCGGAAAAGCAGAATGAGCCCATCAATCCCGACGAATGTCTCTTCCGGGAAGAGGACTTCGTCTACTGGGACGACGAGACGGTCGATCTTTCCGACGTGCCTCATTACGGCGTCGTCGACCCTTCGATGGGGAAAAAATCGAAGCGCCACGATCCTTCGGCGATCATTGCGGGCCGCATGAAGAACACGATCATCTACCTCGATATTGCCGATATCGATAAGCGCCATCCGGACAAGATCATCGAAGACGTTCTTTTCTACCAGGAGCGAGATTTCTTTCAGAAGTTCGGCGTCGAGTCCATCCAGTTCCAGGAGTTTTTCAAGGACACGCTCGAAAAGGAAGCTCACAAGCGGGGCCTTACCATGAACGTGGTGGAGCTAAAGCCCAACACGGATAAGTACCTCCGCATCCAGACGCTCCAGCCCTGGCTTAAAAACGGCTGGATCCGCTTCAAGCGGAACATGAGGACCCTCGTCGAGCAATTGAAGTACTACCCCATGGGCGACCACGACGACGGCCCGGACGCCTTAGAGCAGCTCAAGTCCTTGATGGAAGACACGCTCGGAATGGGAAAACCGGAATACGCGACCGTCAAGAAACGCCGGTTTGCCGGGCAAAGAGGAGCGTACTGATGGCGATTCTTTACGATCAGTTCGGAAGAGAGATCGAGATCCAGAAAAAGCCGGAGACCCGCGAGATTGCCGTCACCGCAATCCGCGACCGCTGGTCCACTTATCCCTCGTCGGGACTCACGCCCCAGAGCCTGGCCACCATCTTCAAAGAGGCCGATGGCGGCGATATCTACCGGCAGGCCGAGCTTTTCGAGGAGATGGAGGAGAAGGACACGCATCTTTTCTCCGTCCTCCAGACGAGGAAGAACGCAGTTCTCGGCCTCGACTACGATATCGCCCCTTATTCCGAATCGGCGGAGGACAAGAAGATCCGCGATTTTGTCGCCGATTGCATTTTCGGACTGAACAGTTTTGACGACGCGCTTCTGGATCTCCTCGATGCCATCGGCAAGGGCTACGCCCTCCAGGAGATCCTCTGGCAGATCGACGGAAACAAAGCCGTCATCGGCGGTCTTTCCTGGATCCATGCCAAGAAGGCCGTCTTCACCGAACTCGGCGCGAACATGTGGGCGAAGAGCCCAGTGGTTCCCAGGATCCTCACAGAGGCCGAGCCTTTCCGGGGCGAAGTGATGCCGCCCTTCAAGCTCGTCTATCACCGCTACAAGGCCCGCTCCGGCTACGATACCCGGGCCGGGGTGCTTAGGGTCTGCGCCTGGATGTATCTTTTCAAGAACTATTCCTTGAAGGACTGGGTCGCCTTTGCCGAGGTCTTCGGGATGCCGCTTCGCCTGGGTAAATACGACTCCGGGGCCACGAAAGCCGACAAAGACGCCCTTATTTCAGCCATCCAGTCCCTGGGGAGCGACGCGGCCGGGATCATCTCGAAGAATACCGAGATCGAGTTCGTCGAGGCGGTCAAGAACACGGGCACGAATAACATCTACGAGACCCTGGCCAACTTCTGCGACAAGCAGATGTCGAAGGCCGTCCTCGGCCAGACGGCGACGACGGAGGGGACTCCGGGCAAGCTCGGAGGCGAGGATGCCCAGGACGAGGTGCGCCACGACCTCATCAAGGCCGATACCCAGGGGCTCGAAAAAACGATCCGCTTTCAGATCATCCGTCCGCTTGTGGGCTACAACTTCGGATGGGACAAGCCCCTGCCCTGGTTCAAGATGGCCTTCGAGCCTCCGGAGGATCTGGAGATGCTCTCGACGGTCTACGTGAACCTTCACGGCATAAACCAGCCCATCTCCGCCGAGCACGTCTCCGAACGCTTCAAGATCCCCATGCCCAAAAAGGGAGAAACCGTTTTGGAGAGACCTGCCGCCCCGGGTCCGTTCCCCATGAAGAACGCCATTCTTTCGCCCGCAAGCGGCCCACAATCGAAAGATTTCCCGTGGGCGATCATGGTTCCCTGCGGCGGGGGGAAAGCGTCCCGGACCGACAGGGCCGACAGGATCGCCGGGAAACTCGGCGAAGAGGCGCTTCCCCTGGCGGATGCGATTGTAGCGCCCTTAAAAAGGCTCGTCGAGCGGGCACGGAGCCTGGAAGAGCTCCGGGAGAGCATCATCGATCTCTACGGGGACATGGACCCTGCGGATCTTGGGGCGCTTATCGCCCGGGCGATGATGGTGGCAGAGCTCACGGGCCGCTACGAGGTCGCCGATGGAGATTGATGCCGTATTCCAGCTCCCCTTCGAGGAGCAGATCGCGTTCTTTCAAAATAAACTGAACATCCCGACGAAGCGCTGGGACGATCTCTGGAAGGAGCAGCACGCCAAAGGCTTCATGTCGGCGGGGGCCTACAAGGCGGATCTCCTCGCCGATCTGAGAGCGGCCGTGGATAAGGCGATCGCGGATGGAATCACCCTGGACGAGTTTCGGGGGGACTTCGATTCCATCGTTGAGACGCACGGCTGGAGCTACAAGGGGAGCCGTAACTGGCGAAGCGAGCTTATCTACAGCACGAACATCCGCACGGCTTACGCAGCCGGGAGGTGGGAGCAACTCACGGACCCGGACGTCCTGGAGCATTCGCCCTATCTCACCTACCGGCACGGGGACAGCCGGTTTCCAAGGCCGCAGCACCTGGCTTGGGACGGACTGACACTCCCGGCGGACGATCCCTGGTGGAAGACCCACTATCCGCCGAACGGCTGGGGCTGAAGGTGCCGGGTCTTCTCGGCGGGCCCGAGAGATCTGAAGCGCATGGGGAAGGACGGGCCGGATGAGGCGCCCGAGTCCCCGATTGATCCGAAGACGGGCGCGCCCGTGGGGATCGACAAGGGCTGGGACTATAACGTCGGAGAGGCCCATAAGGAAGAGACGCATAAGATTCTGGAGAACGCTCTTGCCCGGCTGCCGAAAGACATAGCGGCGAAGCTGAGGGCGGAAATCGAATCATACTCGGGGAACTGAATCATGCCGGAGATCCGGATCGAGCTCGACGATAAAGAGATCAAGCGAAAGCTCCAGGAACTGGCCCGGAAAACCGGGAACCTCGTCCCTGCGCTTAAAAGGATCGGGGAGTACATGCTCCGGGCGACGGAAGACCGCTTCAAGAAGGAGCAGGCCCCGGACGGCTCGAAGTGGAAGGACGTCAAGCCCTCGACCAGGGCGAAGAAAAAGCACCCGAAGATCCTCACCGAATCGGGCCATCTTCGGGGGAGCATCCGGTATCAGCTCCAGGGGAAGGACACCCTTGCCGTCGGCACGAATGTTCCCTACGGGGCGATCCATCAGTTGGGCGGGAAGACCCCGGCAAAGATCATCACGGCCAGGCTGAAAAAGGCCCTTTACTGGCGCGGCGCAAGCCATCCCGTAAAGTCGGTGAAGCATCCGGGCTCGGTGATCCCGGCGCGGCCTTTCCTGGGTGTTGGGAAAGAGGACAAGGAAGAGGTTTTGAACATCGTAAACGATTACTTGCTCAAGCGGAGATAGCTTATGAAGACCCTCATTCTTGCGGCATTGAAAGAGATGGCGGGAGCGCCCACGGAGTTTCAGCTTCTGCCGGAAGGGAAGATCGAAATCAACGGCGACGCCCCGGCCTTTCTCGATGAAGCCTCGGCCCAGGGCATCATTGACGCCTTCAAGGAGCGGGGAAACGACATGGTCATCGACTACGAGCATCAGACGATGATCGACGTCCAGGCGCCCGCTGCCGGGTGGGTGAAGCAGCTCGTCTGGAAAGGGAAAGAAGGACTCTGGGCCGTGGTGGAGTGGACCAAGCGGGCGAAGGAGTATCTCGAAACCCGCGAGTATCGTTACTTCTCGCCGGTCCTCTGGATTACGCCCACGGACCGCAGGGTCATTCTCATCGAGAATGTCGCCCTTACCAACCAGCCGAAGATCAACAATTTGAAGCCCATCATGGCGAAGCTCCGCCATGATGACAAAGCGAGAAAAAATCAAAAGGAAAAGGAGGAAGCCATGTTCGAAAAACTGAAGAAACTTTTAGGCCTGGCAAACGAAGCCGCGGAGGAGAAGGTCGAAGAGGCCGTCACGCTGCTCATTGCCAAGAACAAGGAACTGGAAGGGCGCGCCGAGGTTGTGGCCTGCAAGGAGGTTCTGGAGGCCCTGGGGGCGAAAGACGGGGCGGGAAAGGACGAGCTCTTGAGGATCGTCGCTTCCATGAAGGCCCCGGCCGACGCGGCGGTGAAGATGAGCCTCGAAGTCGCGGAACTGAAAAAGAAGATCTCCGAGATGGAGCAGACGGATCTCATTCAGCTCGCCCTCAAGGAAGGAAAGACAAGCCCCGAAGAGATCGATAACTGGGGTCGCGACCTTGCCCTCAAATCGCCGGAGCAGTTTAAAAAGATCGTTCTTTCCCGCCCGGCCGGAAGCGTCATTCCTGTGGAGAGCATCCAGATCGCGGCGAAGGACAAGCCCGGCGCCCTGGACGACGTCCAGCGGGAAGTGAACCGCCAGATGGGGATCAACGAGGAGACCTTCAAAAAATACAACAAGTAAATTTCATCTGTCATCCCGCCGCAGCGGAATGTCGGGAGAAAAGGAGGAGAAAATGAAGAGGATCATCAATAGCACATTTGGAGGAATGACGAGGTTTTTAGTCGTCATGGCCGTTTGCTGCGTCGCCGCGCTGGCAAAGATATTCGGGATATTCGGATGGGAGGAAACTATGCCGCTTATCTTTTTCGGCGCGGTTCTGGCTGCTGATAAAAAACTTGAATACACCGAGGGCGTGGAAGTTCCCTTTCCCGTCGTCAATGCCGACATCATCTACGGCGGGGCGCTCGTCTGCGTGAACGCCGCGGGGTATGCCCTGCCGGGCTCCGACACGGCGGACCTCATCTTCGCGGGTGTGGCGGTGGAGCGGGTGGACAATTCCTCGGGGGACGCGGGCGCGAAAAACGTCACGCTCAGGCGCCGGGGTCTCTTTAAGATGACCTTCGCCAACTCTATCTCCCAGGCGAACGTGGGCGATAACGTCTTTCTCGTGGACGATCAGACCGTGGATCTCGCGGCCAACTGCACCCACGACATCTTCTGCGGGATCATCGCCGCCTACATCGATTCGACCCACGCCTGGGTGGACATCGAACCGGCGATCAAGCAGGCCGATGTGGCGACCCACATTGCCGATACGAGCGGTGCCCATAGCGCCTCGGCCATCTCCATCGCCGATGCGGGCAATCACTTCGCCGCGGCGGAGGCCGAGGTTGAATCGGCCCTCCAGAAGCTCGCCAAATCCGTCGTGATCACGCTGCCCAGGTTCACAAGCTGGACCAAGGACGGCGCCGATCACGCGATTGCCCTTCCCGCCCTGGAACTCCCTGTCGCGGTCATGGTGAAGCGGGCCTACGTCAATCTCGGCACAGCCCCGGGTGCGGATAAGACCCTTGCTCTCAAGCTGAACGACACGGCCCTCGCCTCCATCGCGGGGACCGATACCCAGGGCGAGGCGGAAGCGCTTTCCATCGCCATCGCGGCGAATACGGATCTTGTGATCAAGGCGAACGAAACGGCGGCCGGTGCTGGCGCAAACTGCGACATCATCCTCGTTGCCCAGCTCGATGACGGAGAATAACCCTACAAAAGGAAAGGAGGAAAAAATCCATGTTAGTGAATAAAGCAACCATTGCGGCGGTCTTCACGAGCTTAAAGACCACGTTCAATAACGCCTTCGATGCCGCCCCGAGCCAGTGGCAGCTCACAGCCATGCTGGTCCCCAGCGGATCCAGCCAGAACGACTACACCTGGCTTTCGCTCTTCCCCAAGATGCGAAAATGGATCGGCGACAAGGCGATCAAGGCGCTCGAGGCTTTCAAGTACACCGTCGTCAACGACGACTGGGAGGCCACCGTGGAGGTGGACCGAAACGACATCGATGACGATAACCTCGGGATCTACGCCCCCCAGGCCCAGATGGCGGGCTACAGCGCCAAGCAGCTTCCCGACGAGATCGTGGCGGACCTCAAGAATAACGCCTTCGCCAATACCTGCTACGACGGGCAGTACTTCTACGACACGGACCATTCCGTCGCCGGTGCGTCCGTTTCCAACAAGGGCGTGGCAGCGCTTTCCGGCGCCACCCAGGCGGCCGCCGAGGCGTCCTACGGGGCGGCCCGGACGGCGATCATGAGCTTTAAGGACGACGAGGGACGGCCTCTCGGCCTCGTTCCCGACACCCTGGAAGTTTCTCCGGCGCTCGAGACTACGGGGAGGCGGCTCGTGGAGATGGACAAGCTCGCCGACGACACGCCGAATCCCTACAAAGGCACGGCAAAGCTCGTCGTCAATCCCCGGCTCACCTCGACCACGGCCTGGTTCCTCCATGTCACCTCCATGCCGGTAAAGCCCTTCGTTTACCAGGAGCGCAAAGCTCCGAACTTCGTCGAGCAGACGGACCCGCAGAACGACAACGTCTTCATGCGGAAGAAATTCCGGTTCGGCGCCGAAGCGAGGGCGGCGGGCGGCTACGCCTTCTGGCAGATGAGCTACGGGAGCACGGGCCTCGGAGCGTAAAAGAATAACGCACTTTGAATCGGGGCGGGATCCTTCCCGCCCCGGGAAAGGCCAAGAGAAAAATGATCAGAATCAAAAGCAAGAAAAACGGTTTCAGGCGCTGCGGCGTTGTCCATCCGGCGACCCCCGTGGAATACCCCGACGATCGCTTCAGCAAGGAGGAACTAAAAATCCTCAAGGCGGAGCCCATGCTGGTGGTCGAAGTGGTTCCGGATACGAAGAAAGATGGCAAGGAAGGTAAGAAGTAATGGCCTACTGCATCCAGGACGACATCCTGAACCAGCTCGAGGAGAGCGCGCTCATCGAACTTACGGACGACGAGAATACGGGCGCTGTCGTCGACGCTGTCGTCGCGAGGGCCATTACCGATGCGGACGCGACGATCGATGCCTATTGCCAGGGCCGCTACAGCGTGCCTCTGTCTCCGGTACCCGAGAAGATCCGCCAGGTCTCTGTCGATATCGCGATCTATAACCTCTACTCCCGGAGGGGCGACGTCGTTCCCGAGGTCCGAAAGGACCGCTACCGGGAGGCCGTGCGGTTCCTGGAAAAGGTCGCCGAGGGGAAGATCACCCTGGGCGCAGCGACTCCGGGCCCGACAAATACCGAGAACACCGTGAGCATCGACGGGAGCGACCGGATCTTCACGCGGGACAAGATGGCGGGTTTTTAGATGGCCTACGAGATCGAAGACATCGAGGATGCGATCATCACGGCGCTGGCTCCCCTCAAGGCGACGGACTCCCTGGGCGGGCGGACCGTAAAGAGCTACCAGGGGGAACTCGACAGCGAGGAGGACCTCGCACGCGCGGCGAGGCTGGTCCCCTCGATCTTCGTCGTTTACGGGGGCTCGCGCTACGAGGACCACGGATCCCGGAAGATCGAGACCTTGAGCTTTCTCCTCTTCGTCTGCGACAAGAACCTGCGCACGGAAGAAGAGGCCAGGCGCGGCGGGAGTGGAAATCCCGGCACCTATGCCATGCTGGAGGGCATCCGGGATCTGCTTTACGAGAAGCGGCTCTCGCTCGATATCACGCCGCTCAAACTTCTTAGGGAGGATCCCGTCTGGTTCGGGAAAGGGATTTCGATATACAGCGCCGAGTACGAGACGGCCCAGGCCCATCTCTACACGGGAAGCTGAAAAGGAGGAACGCTCATGGAAAACGTAAATGAGGGGAAGACCCGATATTTTGATGCTTCCGGAAAAGAGATCACGGAAGCGGAGTATCTCAAGCTCACGAAAAAGTCCGGGGCCGAGGCCCAGGAGAAGGAGGTAAAGGGCGATGCTTCAGGCAAGAACGCAACTGGCGGCAAAGATTGAACAGACGGAGGGGGCGGCGGAATCGCTCGCGGGCGCCGATGCCCTTCTGGTGGCGAATCCGAGTTTTAAACCCAGTATCCTGGTATCCGAGCGGGATAACGCAAGCGCCTCGCTCTCGAGATTTGCCGGTGTTCCGGGCCTTCGATCCGCCCAGATGGAATTCGACGTGGAGTTGAAAGGATCCGGCGCAGCCGGTACGGCCCCCGCCCTGGGGAAGCTCCTCAAAGGCTGCGGGTTCGGGGAAACGGTCGTGGCATCCACATCGGTGACCTACCTTCCGGCCTCGTCCTCGATCAGCTCTCTCACTCTCGCCCTTTACATGGACGGCGTGATCAAGAAGATCTGGGGCGCGAGAGGGAATGTCTCGCTAAAGCTCGAGCACGGGAAACACGGCATTTTGCACTTCACATTCACCGGGGCGGATTTTTCCGTGACGGACGGGGCGCTTCTTTCCTCGGGTGTGTCTTACGAGACCACGGTGCCGCAGCCCTTCCAGAACGCCTCTTTCTTGATCGACTCCTATGCGGCCCTCATCGGCAATCTCGAATTCAACATGAATAACGAGGTCGCGCTCCGCCCAGACGTGAATACTTCAAGCGGCTACAAGAGCGCCGTTATCACCAAGCGCAAAGCCTCGATGACGATGGACCCCGAGTTGGTCACCGTCGCCACCTACGACTTCTACGGCAAGCTCCGGAGCGGGAGCCTGGGCGCCCTCACCGCGGCGCTCACCGGTTCGGCGGGCAATATCTGCACGATCACGGCCCCCAAGGTCCAGTTCACGGGGATCAACCCCGGCGAAAAGAGCGGGATCCGGTCCCTGGGCATCGACTGCTGGCTCAATCGTAACGCCGGTGACGACGAGCTCTCGATCGCGCTCACTTAGAAGGAGGAGAAATGGAAGAGAGAAAGTACGAGATCGGCGGAAAGGCTTATATCCAGCGGCCGCTTGTCCTGGGACAGATGAGGCAGCTTCTCGATCTCTTGAAAGGAATCACCATCCCGGCCGGGGCGGACGCCTACGGACTTATCAGGGCCCTGGGAGAGAGCCTCCCGCAGGCGCTCGCCATTGTCCTTACCCAAGAGGGCGAATCGCCGAGGGACAAGAACGTGAAGGAGGCGGCCTGCGAGATCGAGTTTGCCATAACCCCGGAGCAGACGCTGGAGGTCGTTGACCATTTTTTCGACTTGAACGCGATACCCTTGCTTTTGAGCCGGATCGCGGGAGTGGCGGAGAAGATCGGCGAGAGGATGACAGGGACTGGTTCACGGAAATCTGCGTCCTCCTCTCAGGAGGAGACGTCACTAAGCGGAACTGGATCACCTGGAGCGTCACATTGAGAGAAGCAAAAGCGTGGGCCAGAGAAGTCCTGAAACAGCGGTATCAGTGGGTGGAGATGCTCTTCGGGAAAGAAGAGGAAATGTCCTCAGAGCGAAAAGCGTGCCGTCACCCGGATGCCTGCGCCATATGCCGGAAACGCTGCGGGGCAAGGATCACGGTGCATTGAGAGGGTTATGCGACCCGGATCTCTTGAATGCGCCCTGCATTGTCGCGGTTGATAAGGATGGTGATCGTAATTTCTTTTGAGGGAAGGGATGCGCGGCGTTTTTTCTCGCGCCGGTCGCGAAGATGAAGGTCCACGCAGAAGGCTGCAAAAAATATGAATGCGATCAGTTCCATATTCGAATTATAGGAAGAAGCCGTGGGAAGTCAAGACGAATTAAAACTCATCATCACCGCCCAGGATAAGACCCAGCAGGCGATCCTCTCCACGTCGAACGGCCTCAAATACCTCGAGGGCTCCGTAACGAAGCTCTCCATCCAGGTCGCAGCACTCGGTACCGCCTGGAGCCAGGTCATGGTGGGCGTGCAGAAGGCCATGCACTATATCGATCTCGGCGCCCAGGCCATCAAGGCTGAAGAGGCCTATGGCGCGATGGCCGACTCGGCGGAAGTGAACACCGAGCGCCTGACCGCCGCCATGAAAAAGGCCGCAGACGGATTCGTGGACGACTCCCACCTCATGCAGAAGGCCGCCTTTGCGATGGCCCAGGACATCGATCCGGAGAAGATCCCCGAGCTTTTCGAGGCGGCCCGGGTCGCTTCCCGAAAGACCGGCCAGGATGTGACTACCTCCATCGACGGTATGATCCAGGCCATCTCCACCGGCATGCCGCGAAGCCTCCGCCAGATGGGGATGATCACGAAAGAGCAGATGGGCCTTCTCAACCAGGCGATGGCCGCAGGCGTTGAAGACGTCAATCTCTTGGATCTCGTTCTTGCCAATGCGGCCGTCGATACGGCCAAGCTCGGCGCATCCGCGAATAACGCAGCTAAGGACATTGCACGGTTCAAGGTCCAGGTCGAGGAAGCCAAAGAAGCTCTCGGCAAGGGGCTGATCGTCGTATTGCAGAAGCTGATGGGTGTCTTTCAGGGGGTTGCGGGCTTTGCCCTTTCCCTGGCCATGAACATCTTCAGGGTTCTTCAGGGCATCAGCGAATTGGCCGGTATGAGCGACAAAGCCAAATACTGGGCCGAGCAGGCTGCGGCGGCAGAGGGTGCGTCAAACGAGCTATATAAACGCTCGATTGAAAACATGTACGGGACTCAGAGCGCTTCCGATAAGCGAACGAAAGAGCAAAAAGACAAGGATATTGCCGACGCGGAGGCCCGCCAGAAGGCGCTCCTCGACGACCTCAAAAAGAGAGTCGCCGCCGCCAAGGGGGCGGATAAGGTAAAGAAGCTTCGGGAGGAATGGGAAGCCATCGAACGCAGCATGGACGCGGATATTGCTGGAGCGGGACTTGAAGAACTTGAGAAGAAGCTGATCGCAATCGAAAAAAGGGCCGAGGACCTGAGGTCCAAGGAGGCGGTCAAGAAGACCCCAGGCGGCGAAGCAAAAGTTGGCCTCTGGGCCGCCACGATGGAAGAGGAAGCCACCTCCGAACAGGCCAAAAAGGACTTCGAGGAATGGCTCAAGACCCAGCAGGACATCGAAAAATACACGAAGGACCAGGCGAGCCGCCTCAAGGCTATTCGGGAAGGCGAGATCAACGACCGGATTGCCGCCCTGGATCTGGCTGAAAAGGAAGGAACGTTCCACAGGGATACGATCGAGGAGAGGATTCGCTTAGAAAAAGAGTTCCTTGCCCTTCAGGAGAACTCCCTAAAACAGATCGATAAATTAAAGGATCCAACCGGCTGGTTAGCCCAACAAAAAGCCATACAGGACACACAGAGCAAGATTGCCGGACTGCAGGGCGAGATGCGGCCTGTTTTCACCAGCCTTAACCGCTATGCCGACGAGGCGACGGACGTCTGGAAAAACGTCGGCAACGCCGTGACGAAAGTATTTAAAGGTATGGAAGATGCCCTTACCGATTTTGTCGTGGATGGAAAATTGAATTTTACCGACTTCGCCAATTCCATCATCAAGGATCTGGTCCGGATCGCGATTCAGCAGCAGATCACAGGTCCACTTGCTTCAGGCATGAGCGGTTTATTAGGAGGCGGGAGCGGCGGGGCGACGGCAAGTATTTTTGACTTGTTTAGCTGGGCTGGTCCGGGTTCCGGCTTTCACCAGGGCGGAGCCGTTGGCGGACCGCCATCATTCTATCGCCTGGTTCCGACCGCGGCCCTTACCGATCTAATTCCCCGCCGCCACGGCGGAGGCCTTGCCGACAATGAACGCTTGGTGATCAATAAAGTGAATGAGCGTTATATTACCGAAGAGCAAAACGACTGGCTCACGGGTGTGGCGCGGGCGATGTCAGGCGGTGGTCGGGCCGGAGGCGACGAAAATCACGTCCACGTCCACATGCCGATTTACGCAATGGATTCCCAGAGCGTGTCTCAGCAATTGGCAAAGCATAAGGCTGAGATCGTCGGCATGGTCAACCAGGCATTTAACAAAATCGGTAAGAGAGGGCCTCTCGGATCATGAGCGGCGCATACCCGTCATCACCCGATTTCTCGGCCATGAAATTCTCAAGCGCACAGCCGACGCTTGTCTCTGTATCTCACAGCCTGAAAAGACAGGCCCGGTCGCGCGGCGGGGCGCAGCGCTGGGCTATCGAAGCAACATATCCGCCGAATTTAAGGCGTGACGAACTGGCTCCTCTTTTCGCCTTTGCCTTGAAGCAGCGCGGGCAATACGAAGTATTCACGCTCGTACCGCCCGCGCTCTGGTCGACGGCCCGGGGAGTCGCCACAGGTACCCCGAAGGTCGATGGGGCGAGCCAGACGGGCCGTACCGTGAACACGAAGGGATGGACGCCGGAGATCACGGGGATCCTGCTGGCCGGGGACTTCTTAAAATTCGACGGCCACGACAAAGTCTACATGGTCACTGAAGACGCGGATTCCGACAGTTCCGGTGATGCCGCGATCGTCATCGAGCCGGCCCTTATGGAATCGCCGGCAGATGATGAAGCGATCGTCGTAACGAATGTCCCGTTTACCGTTGCCTTTGCATCCGATGTCCAGGAGTTCGCCCTCAATCCGCCCAATCTGCATGATTTTAAAGTGTCGTTCATTGAGGTCGTTTGATGGCAGATCGAGGCGCTACAGCAGCCGTCATCGCGGAACTCGGTAAATCGAAGAACCAGCCCTTTCATCTGGTCGACGTCGACTTTGATGTAACTCCGCAATACATCACCGATGCCTGGGCGAATATCGTTTGGAACGGACAGACCTATACCGCCCTGGGCCACTTCCTGGGCTTTTCCGATATCGAAGAATCGAGCGAACTGCAGGTGGCCAGCCTTACCATCCAGCTCTCCGGCGTGGATCAGTCCGAAATAGCCGCCGTCCTCGGCGAAAATTATATCGATCGTCCCATAAGAATTTACAAAGGCTTTCTGGACGAGAACAATGCGGTCATCGCAGATCCCGTTCTGATCTTCGAGGGCCGCATGGACAGCCCCGTTATCGAGGAGAATCCCGACGACGGCACCTGCACCGTGTCGGTCACAGCGACGAACGCCTGGGTCGATTTTGAGCGCCTCTCCGGGCGGCATACGAACCATGAGGAGCAGCAGATCTTCTTCCCCGGTGATATGGGTTTCGAGTTCGCCAGCGAGGTGACGGGTGAGATTACATGGGGGCGAAAGTAAGATGGACATCAAACATGAAATCCTGCTCGTGAACTTCATCGAGAAGAGCCTGGGCCGACCTTTCGCCTGGGGCGAGAGCGACTGCAATATCTTCGCCCTGGAGACAATGGACGCCGTCTTCGGTACCGTCCTGGCTGATGAAATCAAGGGCCGGTATTACACGGAACTCGGCGCATTTAACTTTCGCCGCCGGTCCCGCTGGGGCAGCTTCATCAACCTCCTCGAGGAATCAGGCTTCACCAAAATCCCAAAGGGCTTTGAGCAGGTGGGCGATCTCCTGATCGTCGAGGATCCCCGGTGGGAGATGGTTCATGTCTGTCTGGGCATCGATGCCGTCTCGTCATTACCCGGGGAAGGTATCCGCCATTTTCCGGTGTCCATGCTGAAGGATAAACCGTACAGTGTCTGGAGATTCGCATGTCCAGTGCAGTTCAGGCAGTAGCGGTTGTTGCCGCGACTGCAGTAGCAGCCCTATTCGCAGTGGTCCCTGGCGGGCAAGGCCTGGCAGTTTCGGCTTGGCTTGTAACGTACACTGTCGTGAATATGGCAGGCACCGCCCTCGTGGGAGACAACAAATACGACGACTCTCAGGCCCAGGCAAATGCCGCCTATGATCAAGGGATCCTGCTGAACAAGGCGGGCAGCAGCGAGCCAATCTCCGTCATTTACGGAAGCCGGAGAGTCGGCGTGACTCGCGTCTTCTGGGAGGCCGCAGGCGATTCGAACGAATACCTGCATTACGTTGGGGAAATAGGCGAGGGACCGATATCCGCCATCAATACCGTCTATCTGAACGACGTTGCCTCGACTGATGCGAAATTTTCCGGCTACGTCGATATCTACAGGCACCTCGGCGAAGATGACCAGTTGGCGGACGCGAACCTCATGGCTGCTCTTCTTGCCAAATGGACCGCAAACCACAGGCTGCGGGGCGTCGCCTATATCTATATCCGCCTGAAATACGATCGGGAAGTTTTTCCCGGAGGATTCCCTACTATCACGATGGACGTGGACGGAAGACTCGTCTACGACACCAGGGACGGACTGACGAAGCTCTCCCGCAACCCCGCCCTTTGCATCCGCGACTATATCACGAATACACGATACGGCCGCGGGATCCCCGAAGAAAGAGTCCCTGATGCTTACATCAGCGCCGCCGCAAATTACTGCGACGAGATCGTCACCGTCGGCGGTGTTTCCCAGGCCCGCTATACCTGCGACGGAGTCATAAACATTGACGACAACACACTCTCGAATACCCAAAAGCTGCTCTCATCATGCAGAGGCATGCTCGTCTTTTCCGGTGGTTTCTATAATCTGATCATCGATAAGCCGGAAAGCGCCACGTTTGACTTTACGGAAGACAATATCACGGGATCCTGGGCGATCTCCCTGGGGACGAAAAAGAATATGTTCAACCGCCTCCGGGCCAGGTTCTTCAACCCCGACCGGTCCTGGCAGGAAGACATCGCCCCGGTCGATTCAACGGTCCTGCGCGCCCTGGATAACGGCTTGGTTCTGGAAAAACAGATCGATCTCCCCTTTACGGCGAATATCCATACGGCAAAGCAGATCGCCACGATCAACCTCAATCAGTCCCGGCAGCAGATCGCCTGCCAGTTTTCGGCATTCATTGAGGGACTCCGATGCGAGGTCGGCAAGGTAGTAACCATCACGCACAACACGCCGGGCTGGACGGCAAAGAAGTTTCGCGTCCTCAATATGGCGCTGAAGAATAATGACGAGGTGAACGTCACCGTCCGCGAATATGCGGACACCGTTTACGATTTCGGGACCATCGCCGCCGCCGACGCCACGCCGGATACAAACCTGCCCGATCTGACGACGGCCTTGCCGCCCGTGGACCTGGAGACGTCGGAGGAGATGTATTTCACCGGCAAGGATTTTATGTCTCGGGTGACGTTCAGCTGGAATGCGCCTCCAGACGCCTTTGCGGCAGAGTATGACATTGAATACAAATTAACGACCGACACGGATTGGATCCGCGCCACCACCACCAAGGCGAGATCCGTCCTGATCAGCAACCTGGCCCCGGGCCAGTACGATTTCCGAGTCCGATCCGTCAATACGGTGCTCGTGTCGTCGGCGTGGAGGGCAATCAGCAAATACGTTTTCGGAAAAACGGCCCCGCCTGCAGACGTCACGGAGATCTGGGCGGAGGCGGCGCAGGGTGGTCTCAAGCTCACGTGGACGCCGGTGGCGGACATCGATCTCTCTTATTACAAAGTCCGGTGGACCAGCGATCTTGTAACCGGGTCATGGGCAAACTCTATCGACGTCGGCATCGCCAAAACCTCAACTATCACCATTCCGGCAGCCAGGAATGGCCGTTATTACGTGAAGGCAGTGGATAAATGTGATCCTCCAAAAGAGAGCATCAATGCGATCGCTGTGGAGACGACGATCCCCACCATCCTGGGCTGGAACGTCCAGGAAACCCAGGTACAGGAGCCGGACTGGGCAGGGACGAAAGACGATATGGTGGCCATCGGCGGCAATTTATTCATGGACTCGAGTGTTTTGCTTGATGATATCGAGGACCTCGATGCCGTAGCGGATCTCGATTACAGCGGGAGTGTGATTGCCGCAGGGGCATATGACACGGAGCCGATCGATCTCGGCAGCGTTCAGACGGCCCGCTGCTCGATAGAACTAACCTTTGAAGTCGCAAGTCTGGACAGCTCGTTTGACGATATCCTTGATTTTGATGCTGTGATTAACTTCGATGGAGAGGATAATTCCAACGGCGGCGTTATTCCGCAGATTGCGCTTTCGCAAGATGGATCCAGCTGGGGCGACTGGCAGAATTTTGTTGCCGGAGATTATACGGCCCGCGCCTTCAAGGCCCGCCTGAATTGTTATTCCAACGATGAAAGAACCTACGTCAAAATCAGCAACGCCTCGTTCATTGTCGATATGCCGGACCGGGACGAGGGCGCTGCTGATGTGGTCTGCCCGGCAATCGGATTGTCGGTTTCATTCAGCAAGCCTTTTATGATCGTTCCTCGGATCGGTATCACAGCCCAGGGGCTTCAATCGGGAGATCATTATGAATTGACGAATAAGACTGTAAACGGTTTCGATATTATCTTCAAAAACGGCAGCTCCGGTGTGCAACGGACAATGGACTATACAGCCAGAGCATATTGACGGATAGGAGGGTCCCATGCCCCAACACGATTATAACATAACTAATTCTGATGCTAATACCGGCCCGGCTGTTCGTGCAGCCATCAACGCTGCCCTACAGGCATTGGCCACATTAAATTCCGGCATAACGGAACCCGCCACGCCTTACGCCTACATGCTTTGGGCAGATACCACGACGGGCCTTTTAAAGATCCGCAATGCGACAAATACAGCCTGGGTCACGGTGGGAGTGTTAGCGCAAACTTATTTTGGGCTTCTTCCGGCATCCTACCTTGACACGGACGGAACTCTTGCGGCCAACTCAGACACAAAGATAGCGACACAGAAAGCCGTCAAGACGTACACCGATACCGGACTTGCTGCAAAGATCGCCCATTCGCTTGCCACTGCCGCAAATGATTTTCTCGTTGCTTCCGGCGTCGGCGTGTTTGTCAAAAAGACTCTTGCTGAAGTTAAGACGCTTCTCGGCCTCGGGACGGCGGCCTATCTCGATGTCGGTACTACTGCCAATAAGGTATTGCAGCTTAATGCTTCCTCTCAAATTCCCGCCGTCAGTGGTGCGTTATTGACGAACCTTCCAGCTTCTGCAGCTCTAACTGTTTCTGGCGCAACGGTATTCAGTGCCGCCCTTGGCGCATCCGAAACATTCCAGGATTTAGATTTATCTGGTGTGGTCGGGGCCGCCTCGGCGCTGTGTTATTTTGAGGCGACCATACCAGGCGGAGGCGTGAACTATTTTTGCGTCAAACGTAAGGGGTATGGCGGCGCGATGTCAACTCATCATCAATTTGGTGCGAGCTCAGGACAGTTACTTGCCACCAATTTTAACTATTTTGTCGCCATGACAGACGCGAATGGCATTGTGCAGATTGGAATTCAAGACCATACGGTTGGCGCAGTGACACTAAAACTTATTGGGTACATAAAATAAATTCCGGAGGTCATCATGCCTCAACATGATTTTGAGATAACGAATGCCGATGCCAAGGGCGGTCTTGCTTTCCGCGCGGCCGTCAATGCTGCCTTGCAAGCCCTGGCCACATTGAGTTCTGGAGCCACTGAGCCAACCACTCCATATGCTTATCAACATTGGGCGGATACAACCACCGGCCTCCTGAAGATCCGCAATGCCGTAAATTCGGCGTGGATCGTTCATGGCCCATTAGCTGGTATAGATGAACAAAGAATCATGGGAAGAAAAACTGGTGGATTAACGACTGGATTGACAGCCGCTGAAATAAGAACAATTCTTGGGACCGCTCCGTTTGTACTTGGCTCCGACGCCGATGGTGATATTTATTATCGGGCCGCGTCTCTTCTTGCCCGCCTTGCCAAAGGCGCGGCCAACACAAAGATGTTTATGAACGCCGGGGCTACTGCGCCGGAATGGGCAACAGGCCATAATTATTTAGATATAGCCCGCAACATGGCAACTGCCTCGGGGGATGTGGAATATACAGGATTTAACTTTAAACCCAACGGCATTTTATGGGTTAGCTGTATAGATGGTGCGCCAAGCACTTTTTCTATCGGCATAAGCATAGGGACATATTCCCGCGTGATACTTCAGGCGATCACGACAGCCCCGACGACAGTAATTGTTATTGGTGCGTCAGCAATTCATATCCAGACAAGCACCGGCAATGCGCAGTCCGCCGTAGTAAAAAGTTGCGATGCTGATGGGGTTACTCTGACGTGGACAAAGTATGGTTCTCCAACGGCCATTATACAAACCATTGGGTTAGCTTTTAGATAAAGGGGGAGACTATGTACCGAGTATGCCTTGAAAAAGCGACGGGAAAACTCATCGAAATGCAGAGCGGGGGGAATATCCTCCCGCCTATGAAGGACGTCCTCGATGAAAAAGGAGATCTCACTCAATACGGGATTCAGAGGCTTATTTCCTATAAAGCGGACAATTTGGAAACTCTCCGAAGAAACGCCATCAACGCCGGGTATAAAGAAGATGAACTCGATGTTAAATGGGTTTCGGACGAGGAGTGGAAGAATGTTCTGGAAGCCAACAAACCAAAGCCGACCTATGCAGACCTGAGACAAGCTGAGTATCCTTCAATAGGAGATCAACTCGATGCTATTTGGGAAGGTGAGCCACATTACAGTGAGATGAAAGCCGTTATAATGGCGATCAAGGCAAAGTATCCAAAACCAGTATAAAGCGCGGACAGTATTCCAGGGAGCATCACCTCCCCAGACCCTGTGCCGAAAGCACAGAACGGGATAACCCGCTACCATCCGCTTCTACGAATGATGCCGGGGTATATAGCAGGGTTACTCCCACAATTCAATCTCAAGGGGAGGATCTCCATGAAAAGTTTCCTGGCCTATATGGGCGGAAAATCGCTGTTGGTTTCCAAGATTATTGAACGGATGCCGAAACATTCATGCTATTGCGAGGTATTTGCCGGGGCAGCCTGGCTGCTATTTAAGAAAGACGAGGACGAGTCGCATGTTGAGATCATCAACGACATAAATACAGACCTGGTTACCTTGTACAGGATAGTAAAGCACCATCTCGACGAGTTTATCAGGTATCTAAGATGGATTCTGGTATCGAGAGATGAGTTCGAGAGGTTTAAAACCGAGAATCCCGAGTCCTTGACGGACATCCAGCGGGCCGTCCGGTTTTATTATCTTCTCAAGTCTGGCTATGCCAGCCGCATCGTTAACCCTTCATTTTCCATAGCCACAACGAGCAAGCCTCGATTAAACCTTCTCCGGATCGAAGAAGAACTCTTGATGGTCCACTTGCGGCTGGCCAGAGTTTACATAGAAAACAGGCCCTATGAGAGAGTTTTGGAGCACTTCGACAAGCCAGACACCTTCTTCTACCTGGACCCGCCATACTACGGATGTGAAGATTATTACGGCCACGGCATATTTAGCCGCGAGGACTTTCTAACGCTCAAGGACATCCTCGGCAATATAAAGGGTAAATTCATCCTATCGATCAACGACGTGAAAGAGGTCCGAGGCCTGTTTAAGGATTATTATATCGAGCGGGTGGATACGTCTTACAGCGCAGGCGGTGCCGACAAGAAGAAAAGGGTTTCAGAGTTACTCATTATGAACTATAAACCGAGTCTAAATTGACATCCTGAACGGTATAAATCAAATGAATTTTGATACAGTCAAATGACTTTGGGAAGTGAGTTATCTCATTCTTTGCCCCTGAGTTATCACATCCCGCCACACGGAGCAATTCATCGCTACTCGTTGACTCTTCAAAAGACTCTGG